GGAGGTATGAAATTGAGCTCTCTTCTTGAGATCTTTATCTTCCTCCTCAAGTTCAACAGAGACTTCTGCTTCTAAGATTGTCTGAATCTCTTCTATACTAAACTTACCAGACTCTTCTAAACGATGGATAAACTCCTCATTGTTTAGATGATCTGCTTTCTTATAGTTCTTATCTCCGGCCTTCAACTTCTGATATGCAGGTGTATTTCCTCTCTTATCTGCATATGTTACAACATGACGATTATCTTTAGGTTCTTTCTTTAACGGATTTCCTTTCTCATCATGACCAGGATAAGTTGCTTCATCAACAGATTGTTCACTAGAAAAAACAGATTCCAAATATATTTTACTTAAGTCATTAAGAGATTTTGCCGTATCCATCTTATTAAAAGTACTTTTATAAGATTATTTATTCATCAAGACTCTTCAAGTATTCTCTTTCTGTTTTATAAATGATTGATGAATCATTAAGTATCTCAATACCTTCCACAACACCAGGAACTAACCATTGATCTACTCTATAACAATGCTTCCAATTTACTGGTTGAACGCAATTCATTACAACCACTGTCCAAAAAGCAGACAAATAACTTACGAATGTATGCATGTTCCAATCGTCCATGCATCTATTTTATAATCACTAATAATATCAAAAGTATCTTTCACCACATCAGAAGGAACTACTACACAATATCCAATACCAAGATTAAATACATTTCTCATCTCCTCTTCTGATACATTACCATGCTTGGCAATATTCTTAAAGATCTCTGGTCGTTCCCAAGCAGAGTAATCAACGTCAACTGTAAGACCTTCTGGCAAACACCTTGGAAGATTCTCTGGTAGTCCTCCACCAGTAATGTGAGACATACCAAGAACAGGAACTTCATTCAACAATTCTTCAACCACAGAAGCATAAATTCTGGTTGGTGTAAGAACTTCTTCCTTTGGATGCAAATCAAAGAAGTCTTTATATTCATCAATACCATCACGCCTATCCCACATAAACATTAATTTATTGATTAAACTAAATCCATTACTATGAATTCCACTACTTGCAAGACCAATAACCTTATCACCAGGTTTAATAAGACTGCCATCAACTACATCAAACTCTTCTACAATACCAGTACAAAATCCTGCAAGATCATACTTACCAACATCATACATCCTAGGCATCTCTGCAGTCTCTCCACCTAGAAGATCCATACCAGACTGATTACATCCTTCTACAATACCTTCTATTACTGCTTCCAATACTAATGAATCCAACTTTCCTGTTGCAATATAATCAAGGAAGTATAATGGTTTTGCACCGCTAGTGATAACATCATTAACACACATTGCGACAAGATCAATACCTACACCTTTATGTGAGTTATGAGTATTAACAAGACCTGCTACATTCAATTTTGTTCCTACTCCGTCAGTACCAGAAACCAATACTGGTTTTTCATATCCAGCAGGAACTTTCATCATACCATTGAATCCACCAATGGTAGGAACAATCTTTTTGATTTTTTCTACAAAAGCATTTCCTGCTTCAATATCTACACCAGAAGATTTATAATCCATTAAAATACATTATTAATATAAAAATATTATAGCACATCCTCTAATATCAGCAATTACGTTTTATCTCTATTCATTTGCTCCTCAAGTTTTTCCTTGGCAGCTTTTATTCCAGCAAGTCTTACCTCCAATGCATCCTCATAACGATGAAGCATTTTTAGTTTGAACTTTTGACGGTCTTCCAGACTCATCTTGTTTTTACAGAACATGGTAGAAAGCAGGTCTCCTTATATATTTAGAGATGTCCTATACCCAAATCATGGCCAAGTTCATCAGCTTCATGAGTTACTGCATGTGTTGCTATATTAACATCACCCTTTACATCTTTCTCTTGTCTATCAACAAAATCTCCAGTGATTTTTACATCACCTTTAGCATCATTATATTCATGGGTTGCATCATAACTAAACTCTCTAAGTTGTTCTTGACTGATAACACCAGTCTCAACATACTCATTTCCTATTAAACTATATGATTTTACTAAATTACTAGCAACTACTTTAACATCATGTTCTAATGGTTTTACATCAATTACAATTTTAAAACTACCATGAATTCCAATCTCTGCAGCAAGTTCTCCAGCAGCAGCGAAAGTTATTTTATTATCTTTATATGAAAATGAAACACTTCCACTAACAGCAAGTTGAGGTCCAATACTAACACCATCTTGTGTCTGTAAGTGTACACCCATACCATGAACACCTGCTTTATATCCTACACCAACTGCAGTTCCAATAGATGCACCACCAGCAAGATCAAAATCGTGTTCTGAAATATGTGCTTTAGCAATAGCAGATACTCCTGCAGTTTCAGTAACAGTTCCTGTTATCTCATAATGTTGTCCACAATGAGTAGATGCCATACCAACAGTTTCTTCACATCTAGCATCAACTACCCATCCAGTACCACCACCAGTATTACCCATCCCAGCACTTGATGTATCTGAAGCATTTGCAAACGTATAGGTGTGTCCCGATTCCATATCGGTTCCTACAGTCCCACCCGAACTAGTATTATCGTAAACCATTTTTCTATTTTTATATATTTATGATATAAATATATTTTTTAAACTGTGAGGGTAGGAGTCGAACCTACAAGTCCCGCCAGGAACATCAGTTAAACAGACTGACACGTTTACCAGTTTCGTCACCTCACAATGTAACCCTATGAAAGGGCTGACATTAGACGTTGCATACCGATTCCTCCACCACTCCTAGGAAAGAAATCAAACTCAAGGAACTTTTCAAGTTCTGCTTCTACTCTTTCCTTACCAAACAGATCAATGATGAGTTGAGCATACTTACCTTCTGATATAGTGTAGAAAGTATTTCTCATTTGATCCTTGTTTGTGCTGCGTTCAGCACTACCAATAGTCTCTTGACCACCAAGGATAACATCAATCTTTTTACTGGTGCCGTCATCGTTACGTGCCATATTCCAGAATGGTGATGTCCACTCAGGGAAGTCAGTAATCATACCACGACCAATCTTTTTCTCATGGTCATGGTCTAACTCTATACAATTAAACTTATTAGTCCAGTCATCATAGGTTTCAATTTCAAGATCAGGTAAATCAAGATACTCACACAACTCAATCTCCATCTGTTTAAGTTCTTCTACACCTCCCTTCATTTCAAATTCAAACATAGGGAAGATGGTTTCATGTCTACCTGGTACAGGGTTAGGTTCTGCCCTGTACGACGTTGAAACACAGAAAAACCCTTCAGCTGAAGGGTTGGATAGTAATTCATATTCTAACCACATTTGACCTGTCTGTGGTAGTGGCCATATATTACCACCGTAATTGTATGTTGCTACTGTTTCGGGATCTTCACAAGCAGCAAGGATACTTAATCGATTCTGAGTATGAACTTCTAGGAAACCTTTAGACAAAAAAAATGACCTCAATAGGTCAACTGTCTTACTATATTTTTTAGGATCAATCAGAGAGGTCATCTTAATTCTTAACAAAACTATTATATTTATACATTATAATACTCCCACATGAGTTTAGAAAACATTCTTAATTCCACCTCATTTTATGCTTATCATCTCTGTAACATTTGGTTGCGCCATACTTGGTTTTAATACCTTCCTTCCTTCTCTCTTCACCTTTCTCCCTTCTTAATTGTGAAGATGTTTTTTTATTTTGAAATGATTCAAAGTCGGGGAATTGGCACGTCTCACGCCATATTTTTGCTTGTTCTACTTTCCAGTTGATGTAATATATGCTAGGAATACACTTAGGATTCCAACCATGAAACCCGTGATCACCACTAGGAACATCAAAAGCACTATCAGATATATCAGGTGAATAATTACCTCTACATCTAACAAAGAACCGCTCCTCTTCTGTAAGTGCTGATCGGTAACCCAAATGATGACTCAATACATTCTCTGTAAAGTGATCGCTAGGAACATCCCAGGTTTCATCCACCATCAATCTGACATCCTGTCATTGCTCCACCAACAACACCCGTTGGAATACTCCAAATCCAATTATCCTTAGTTGCTAATACGCCACCAAGTCCACCACCGATAATCCCACCAATAATACTTCCTTCAACACAAGAATTGTCATCAACAGGTCCAACGCTTTGTTCTTGTGGTGGCATAAACGTAGGAGTATTTCTTCTACAAGGAACCTCAATCTTATCTTTATAAGATTTTACATATCCAGGATTATTTCTTGTTCCTGGTACATATTCTTCACGATACTCATACTTAAAACATGTCTCTTCTGACATACCACCAGGACGATAATCAGTTTGTTCTGCTAATGCCGCTGTTGGTGTTAGTGCTAGTAATGTTATAAGCGCAATTTTCATAAATCTCCCTCCTTACGATTTTCAGATTGATAAACATCAAAACTTCCTTCAGGATAACGAGCACTTAACTTCTCTACATTCATATCCATAATCTCATTAAAGTCTGTATCGAGTGCCATACATGCTTGTGCAAGATACCAACAAATATCACCTAACTCACGCTTCATATGAAAAACATTATCTTCATTATATGGTTTTCCTTGAAGAAAAATCTTCTTTACAACTTCAGTAAATTCACCTGCTTCTGCAGTAAGGCCAAAAGCAGCAGTCAAAAGTTGTGGAACATTACAATCGTTCTCCAACTCAAGACTATTTAAACGTGTTAAAAGTGCCGCATAATCAGTACTTTCTGGACTTGTAGTTTGGTATACAAATTCAATATACTTATCAGAATCAATTTGCTTGCTCATAATTGGTTCACCTTGTCATATAGTTCAATTATTTCTTTACTGGGATTAGGTGCATGAGACAATAATTCTCTCAATACTACCACTTGTTCTGCTGTTAGAGTAAGACCTCTATTTGTTGTTGCTGGTTCAAAGTTGGGTCTATAATGAGTTCCAACTGCTGGATACGGATCTGCCATGATTAAAATTTAAATCCATCAAACGATTTTTTGAATTTTTTCTCATCATTATTATACTCTTCTTCATTACCATTGTCAAGAATATCTTCCTGTGCCGACTGCTCACAATCATACAGTCTCATCTTGGCACGATCAATACCTACAACAAATCTCTTATTAGTTGCCGCATCATTATACCTATTCTTTAATTGCTTTACAAGTATCTGTCCCAAGGATTCAAGTTCTTCAGTCGAAATAAGTGCAAACATAAGATCAGCAGTAGCAGGCAACCCAAAGGACTCACTTGTATCAGTAAGTTCTACATCAGAACTACCATAACCAGAACGAGTGGTCTGCGTGGCAGAAAAGATAGGAACATTTGTTTCGACAGCCAATCCTCTAAGTTCTTCAGCAATTGCTTTAATATACGAATATGAATTAACATTGCTATTTCCACGATACCTAGAGGAAGCACATATATTAAGGTAATCAATGAAAATAATATCAGGTCTAAAGGACTTCTTAAGTGCAAGTTCTTGAAGTAGTGACTTGAAGTGTGCTGAATGTGCCGATGCAGTAGGATATTCTTTAATGATCAATGTACCCTGAGTCTTCTGAGCAAGATTTGTTACCTTACTCTCAAACATATTTTTAGGAAGATCTACTATATCTTGTATTGAGACATTAAGAAGATTAGCATCGATCCTCTCCGCAATCTTTTCCTCTGCCATTTCGAGAGTGATGTAGAGGACGTTTTTTCCCTGGAGCAAAGCACTGCTTGCCACATGGCACATGAATAAAGACTTTCCAACACCTGTGCCAGCAAGAGCAATGTTGAGAGTCTTATTCGGTATACCACCTTTTGTAATCTTGTTAAAATATTCAAGGTCAAACTTAATCTTGTCTTCTTTTCTGTGATAAGACTCATAACGTTCCTCATAATCATTTAGATAATCATGTCCTATATGAGTGTCAAAAGATACCGATAGTGCATCTGATAAAATGCTAGGTATTGCATCTCTTCCTTTGGAATCATCCTTACCATCAGCAATGTAAATAGAATCCATCAATGCTAAATATATAGCACGATCACGACACCAGATTTCTGTAGTATCAATTAACCAATTATACTCTACTATTTCTTCATCTAAAGAAAAAATAACTTCACTAATATTTCTAAAGGTCTCCTCATTAATATCAGATCTCTTTTCTACTTCAATACAAAGAATCTCTTTTGTTGCCAACTCATTATATTGCTCAACAAAATTAAAAATCTCCTCAAAAATAATTTTCTGAGAAGTATCTTCAAAGTATTCTGATTTAACAAAAGGAAGTACCTTACGAAGATACTTCTCATTATTAATCAAACTCTTGAGAATTAGGATTTCAACTTTATTCATCTATATTGTGTTGCGGGTTATCAGGTGGATGTGGAATATCAAAAACAAAAGTAATCCTTTCCTCGTCTGCAATATTAACTGCTCCGTGTGGTAATTTATTATTAAACCATAAGAGAGTTCCTGGTTCAACTATTATAGTCTCATTTCCAACAAAATACTGGTATCTGCCACATATTGAAATATGATACCGATCTCTTGTCTTATAGTAGGTTCCTTCATCAATGTGAGCACCAACATATCCATCAATAGGAAGACGCAAAAAACCACATCGATGAATAGGTCTTCCAGGAAATTCTTTCTCAAAAATTCTTAGAATTTCATCATGCCTTCCATATGCAGATGTTGGAATACTAATTTCAGAGTCTCCTACAAAATCCTCTTTATCATTTACTTTACCTATTATGAGTTGAAGATTTCCAACATCCATATCGGCATAACCACGCTCAAGTAAAGTATCAGTTCCTTTTCTTTGATTAAACCAATCGTCAGAATATTCTTCTAGTTGTTCGATTACCTTACTTACATCAAGTCCAGACTTAATAACTTTAATATTATTCGCCATAACTAAACTCTTTTGCAGCAATCTCATCAAGAGCTTGCATCACCTCTGGAGTGAAATAAGTGTCGGGTTCAGCGAGTATCTGCTTGGCATATATCTTTTTGCCGTTGATTTCGTATCTTCCGGCAACGTTTTTCCAAAGTCCTCCAATCTCACCCAG